TCCTAAACTTCAAGAAGTAATAGTTGAGTGGGTTAAGAATGGAGTTGAGTTAAGTAAACTACAAAAACTTCCAATGGGTAGGAAGAAAAAACTAGGAGGATAAATGATAATAGATAAACGATTAAACAATTTGGCAGATGCTTATTGTAGAGCAAACAACAGAGAGTTTAAGTATCTATGGTTAAAAAAGATAATGGAGTATATGAGGAAGATTGATAACAAAAAGAAATATAATTAAGGAGGAACAATGGAAATACAAACAAAGAAAATAAAAGTGACACAAGAAGATATGGATAAAGGAGTGCCACAAGATTGTGAACATTGTGCAATAGCAGTTGCATTAAAGAGAGAATATAAAACTGATAATGCTGAAGTAAGATTGCATGGTGCAGATGCAACACCAGTTTTAGTAGTTGATGGTAAAGAGTTAAATGTTCCAGTATCTTATGAAAATATTATATTAGATTTCATGAGTGAGTATGATAAACAATATGACTATGCTACAGATGAAGAGTATTATTCAAGGCATAATCCACAACCATTTGAATTTGAGGTGAATGTAATATGATTGAGATATTTGTACAAGCACCAATGGAATTACAAGTATTAATTTTATTTGGAGTTGTTATGATAGTTAAGGAGTTGTGGACATGGGAATAGAACATGGATTAGGAATGTTATTAGTTGGGTTAATAGCAATAGCAATAGGAGGAACTATAACTTTTATTGTTATAAATAAATATGTAGTTAACAAGGAGGACAATGAATAAATTAAATTTAAAATTAAAACTCAATAAAATTTATGAGAGACAATTACTTATGCGTAGAAAACTTTGGGATATAGAGGAAACTGTAAATGCTATTGAGAAATTACATAAAGATAATTATGATGCGATAGAATTATTACTAGATATAGTTAGTAATGATATGAAAAAACCAGATGTAGTTGAAATCAACTCTGGGTTTAAAGAAGTGAACAAAGTAGGAACAAGGAGGGAACAATGAGTGAACAAAGCAAGATACATATAGTATTAAGGAAAGAACAAAAATGGGGTAGAACTTTATACTATACTACAAAGAAAGAGGATATATGGTTGCCTTTGATACACAATCAGCAATCATTAACTAAACATAATGTAGATTATTTAAAACAAACTGGAAGATTTACATTTGAATTAATGAGAGAAGAAATATAAATGTACTTTGTAATATTTAAAAAGAAAAGTGAAGACAAGTATAAGTTGTATAGTAATACTATTTTTTCTGAAGAGAAAGAAGCAAAACAATTTGCGAAAAAAAGTATGAAGAGAAACGAACAATATAAAGTTGTTGAATATACGATTGAGAATATTGATGACTATTGGTATTAGTTATATATATAATTAGAAATAGTAATGTTGTTGTTATTAATAAACCTAATTATTTATATATACTATTTTAAAATGAATTATAATAGAACATATACAAAACATTATACTAATGTGATGTTATGTCGCATCTGTTATGATAACTTATTTCTGTTTTCTTTTCGTGGACAAACAATAATCAAAGTTTTGCCACAAAGTTTTAGTAATCAAGATATAAGTTTTTTAAAAACAAAAGGAGGAAAATGTATAATAACTTAAATCAAAAATTATCTGATATGAGGTCAGGTAATTATTTAATTAAGGTGACTAGCATAGGTGACAAAAGACCAAACAAATATTATTCAAAAGAATATTTTGTGACTATAAAATATCAAGTCACAGATTTGAATAATCCTAAAAGAAAGTTTGGAGTAATAGTATCTGGCATGGGTGCTAAACCAATTGAATTAAATGTAGATAGAGAACTACATCCTACAAATTATTTTAATTGGGAAAGCTTTGATGATGTTTTATTTGATAGATTAAGTAGAACTCAAAAGAGTATTAATGAGGAAGGTTATTATCCAAAAGATAGAGATACAGGAAGGGTGGTAGTAAAATGAAGTTTTACAAAGTAAACATAAGTGAGTTGGGTTATGAGGATATATGGGAAGCAGATGATGAAGAGGAAGCTAAAGAGATGGCACTAATACATTGTAAACAATATCTACATGAATATGTTGATGACATATGGGTGGAGGAACATAAGGAGGAAAAATGAAAAGATATATAGTTAGAGGTGGTTATACTGTTCATGAACAATTTGAAATAAATGTAAAAGCTAAAAACGATAAAGAAGCACAAGCTAAAGCATTAAAAATTCCCATAGAAAAATGGGAAGAATTACAAACTTCAAGTGAAGGTGGATTTGTAATTGATGATGTATGGGAGGATGATGAAGACAATAACTGAAATAAAAAAGAACTTCAGCAATGAAGAGATAAAACTATTAGTAGAAATAGTTAAAGGTAAGCAAGAGTTTGATGTGATGGGTGAGCAGATAAAAGATTTTTATTCTGATGAGTACAATGAGAGTGACTTGGCAGATAAAGATGATGACTTTGACTGGTTAAGAAATGACTTACTTGAAAAGTTAGAGTTTGATTTAGAAGTAGGAGGAGTGATATGACAGATAAGTGTACAGGTTGGGCAATAGTCACAACAACAGAAAGACCAGATGGCACTTGGTATACAGAAACTATCACAGATGTAGATAAACAAACAGCATCTTATGTTGATGATTTCTTAACCGAGTACTATGAAGATAAGGAGAAAAGTAAACATGACTAAAATAAATAATTGGATAGGTTGGAACTATAAATCTAGAGCAGATGAAATCATTGAGTTGGTGCTTGATGAAGTTAATGATATGTTAAAGAAAAATAAAATTAAAATTAACTATCAATACAATGATGATAATGAAGAGGGTTGGGATTACTTTTTAGAACTAGATAAGGAGGACATATGCCAATAAGAAAAAAGTTAGGACAATTAATTAAAGAGAAACATTGGAGTGTAATGGGTTTAGCAAAATCACTAAACATAACAAAGGAGCATATAATAAAATGGGAAAAGTCAAACAAGCGATACAAGAAGTACAAGAGATAGTATATTGGTATGTACAAGGTAATAAAGATATTAGTTTACCAGATGTACAAACTTTATTATTTAAAAAACATTTAATGAAGGATAAAGCAAATCCTTATCTTGTTGATGATGAAGTAGTTAAGAACGCATATAACAAAGCAATATATGAGAGAGACCATCAAGAAGAGATGATGAGAGAGGATGGATTTTTTTAATGATAAAGAAATTAATTAATAGATTTAATGTATGGAGTTTATATTATAGGTCAGAGATTGTTTGGTTTATAGTAGGATTTATATTAGGAGTGATAGTGATATGAGTAATTGTTATGACCATGAATTAAAAATGAATATGTTAGATACATATTATTTTAAAAATAAAAACGAAGCTGTAAAAATGTTAAAAGAAAGTCAAGCAGAATTAACAGATTGGTTTTTTGATGAGATGCAAAAATATGAAAATGCACAAAAAAATTTTGACCAATGGTTTACAGAATATACAGGTCAAAGTTTTGATGAGATGTTAAAGGAGGGAAATGAAAACATATAGAGTTAAAGGTTATGAAACTGTAATGTATTATGTTGACATAAGAGCAGAGAACAAAGCTGATGCCTATACTAAAGCAATGGATGTTCATGTTGAAGATTGGCAACAACAAGATACTTATGGATTATGGGATAATGGAGGATTTAAAATAAAGAAAAAAGATATACAACAAATTGAAAGTAATGTTGTAGAATTTAAACCTAAAGAAACTTGGGTAGAAGGATATAAAAAGTGGAAGGAGGAAAACAATGACTGAACAAATGATGAAAGAGATACTTGATGATTGGAATAGTTGGAAGTATGATATTTGGGAAGCTAATAAAAGTACTTGGAACACTAGAGATAATAGTAAAATGGAAATGATTGGAGTTATCTTACAAGAAAAGATGAAGGAGTTTAATAGTGATAAGTAATATAGATAGCATGATTAAGTGGGCAAGTGGATTTGTAGATGGTGAAGGTTATCTACAATACAAACAAGAACCATACAAAAGAATAAGAATGGAAGTATGTAATACAGATTTTAGACCAATAGAAGTACTACATGAAATCTTTGGTGGTAAAATTTATTATAGAAAACCAAGAGTATCAGCTAAAGGAACTATAACTAAACCACAAAAGATATGGGTAGTTTTAAATGAGGAATGTTATGAAGCTTGTAAATCCTTACTACCATTTTTAATAACGAGTAAAAAAATAGATGTAGCAAAACAAATAGTAGAACATTATGACAAAAAAAGTAAAAATTAATAAAGCAATATTTGGTAAGAAAGTATTTAATTCAAGAGTTGAATTAGAATTTTATAGGAGGTATGAAACAATGAAGCTAGATAAAAAATTGGTGATGGATGTACATCAAGCAGTAGGAAGAGCAGAGGGATATATCCCATGTGATACAGCAGAAGAAGAGATAGAAGCATGGCAATATCTAATTGATACTGGAGTAGCATGGCAATTACAAGGTTGGTTTGGAAGACAAGCAAACTTTATGATTGAGAATAAATTATGTAAACCAAAGGTTGTGAACTAACATAGAACATGATATATACATTATATGATTTGGAAAAAAATAATAGTAAGATTAAGAATGTGGTATGCAGATATAAGAGGTCATCATGGTAAAAGATGGAATTATGAATCTGGTGACTGGTATATGGGCAGAAATAAAAGAACTAATAAAAGGAGAAAATAAAATGGAAAAGAAACCAAACAAAAAATATATGGTGATGAGTAAATTTAAATCTAGTGATAGGTTTAATTTAGAAAAACAATTTGTAAATAGACATAGTGCAGATGCTTATGTTGATTTAATGATTGAAGATAAAGAGTATGATAATATAGAATACTTTTTGTTTGAGCAATCACATGACTACCAACATATAGAAGAAAGTCCAATGCAAGATTTTCAGGAGGTGTTAAATGGATGAAGCTAGATTTGAAATGATTGATAGAAATAAAGATAGAGCATTACAACAAAAAAGAATATCAACAATCATACAAGTATCTGGTTTGCTTGGAGTTAATGAATTACATTATATCAAAAAACAAATTGAAGATATGATTAATGATATAGAAAGAAAAGAAGATGGGAAATAATTATAAGACAGAGCAATACTTAAACAAACATTTTCTTACACCTAAACAATTAAAGTTGTTTAAGTATATAAAAGAATACAAAAAAGAAAATGAATATATGCCTACATTTAGAGAGATGTGTGAATACATGAACGCAAAATCAACAAGTAGTATTGCTCAAATGTTAGGTTATATAGAATGGAAAGGATATATAAAAAGATATCCAGCCCATGCAAGAGCAATAACAATAGTAAGGGAGGTAGCTTAATGGCTAAAAAGAAAAAGAAAAATAAAGAGTGGGATGAAGCAATAGATAATTTAGAAAATTATGAGCATGAAGAGTGTGGACATAGTGAAGATAAAACAAATAATGTTTATATGTTTCATAATATAAAACATGATTTACATTTATTTATAAATGCTGATAACTATGAAAATGCAATGATGAAGTTTGATTTATGTAATTTTATAGATAGAAAAAACTGGAAGATATTTTTAGAATGTGGACATCAACCAGCATAATTAATAATACAACTTATAGGTGAAAGGATTAGACAAATGCCCTCTAAACCATTGATATTATTAGATAAAAAATATTTTTATTTAATGTTCACTTGGCAAATGTTTATCTGTATAATAGGAGTACTGTCACTAATTAGGACAGCATTTCATAAAACAATAAACATTTTAGAGGACATTTCTATGAGCAATAAATATTTTTTGAAAAAATCTTGGGTTAATGTAGATGTATGTATAGAAGATTATCACAATTCAGGAACTACATTAGAAGATTTACAAAAAATAAAATGGAGTCCTTATTCAAACATAATCTCAAGAGAGGTTAAGAAGACTAGACATACGATAGAAGAGATAGATGAAAAAACATACAAAGAAAAAGTTGAGAAATCCAATGGCTTATCTTCTGAAGCGAAAGCAGTATCAGTCAAAGATTGTAAAGAATAAGAAACAAAAACTCATAGATAAGGTGTTTAATAAAATGATAAATGATATTGAATAGAGATACCCCTTTAGGAATAAACGCAGGTCAAGGTGAAGGTTCAGCAATAACATCAGAGGTATTATTATATCGCTGTGTTATAGTTAGAGCAATCATGGATGGACTTGATGTTGATATTCACGCATGGGGAAATGCAAGAGATGTTATAATTAAAGAAGCTGACGAATGGTTTTCAATCAACGACCATCACTTCTGTTTAATTTGCGATTATGCAAACTTAGACCCTTCCTTTATAATCAGAAAATACAAACAACTTAAAGAAGCTAACGCAAAGAAATTATTTAGAGGTAAAAATTTAAATAAGTTTCTTACGCATTACATTTGTAGTTTTCATGAAGACCCAACAACAAAGAATTATTATGCCTAAGAATACAAAGTTTGATTTAGATTTAGAGTATGGACAGATAAGAGAAAAGAGAATAGAGAACTTGCTAAAGGGTAGTAAGATAGAAATAAAAACAGAAAGAAGTTGGTGGCGAAAGACTGGCAACATAGCAATAGAATATGAATACAGAGATAAACCAAGTGGAATATTTAAAACAGAATCTAAATGGTGGTTTCATGTTCTTGAGTTAGATAACAATGAACATTGTATGTTAGTGTTTAGAGTATCAAGATTAAAGAAGATAGTTAACAAATATAAAAAGACTCATACAAAAAACATAGGAGATTACAGAGCAAGTAAGTGTGTTGTTATTCCTATTAAAGAATTATTTAATGAGGAGTGTTATAAATTATAATCATGGGAATGATGGATGGTGGATATAATTTTCAAGATTTATGTCATGTATGTGGTAAGTCTCAACAAAGAGGAATGATGAAACAAGTACATAAACAAGATAGAAATAAAAAAATATGTGAAGATTGTTATAATAAGTTAGATAACAAAGAAGATTATATTCATATAAGTCAATTGAAAAAAGGTTTATTTTAAATTATGATGATATTTAAAAACTTAATTATGTTCTTAATGTTAATAAGTATTACATTTATATTATTAACTGGGTGTGCAAAAAAATCACAACCAATAAAAGAACATAGACTAATAGTTAATTTAGTTAAACAAGTTGTGACAAAAGGATTAGACTTTTAATGTTTAGTATATACGAAAAGATAATTGGTTATTGTTTATTATTTTATATGGGTTATATATTATTTCATATGATAGTAGGTACTTTTAAATAGTTATGAATAAAAGAGAAGACTTAGAAGAAGCTATAAGGTTATATAAAGACCAGCCGATATGGAAACATATGACAACAAAAGAATTAGCTGATTATTTAATACCAAGTATAGCATTAGACCAGTATCATTTATTTAAATATGATACTACTGGTGTTGCATATGCATTTACTAACTGGGCTTTTCTAAGTAATGAAGCTGAAAAAAGATTTAAGAGTACTGGTATTGTAGAAAGATTTGATTGGGATAGTGGTAATAATGTATGGCATATAGATACAATCAATACTCACAATGGAAAGATAAAAGAAATATACAAATGGACAGCAGAAAACTTTTTAAAAATATTACCTGAAGATACTAAAGTTAATTGGATAAGATTAACTAAATCAGGTGATGGTATAAAAAGAATAAATAAGATGACGATAAAAGAAGGGGTGCGAAAATTTAAATGAGTGATAAAGATTTACTAAGAGAATATAAACAAACAATAACAGATTTAACTAAAGATAAAAAAGAATTAAATGATACTATAGAAGAAAAAGATTCTCGTATTAAAAAAATTTTGATACAGCTTGAACAAGCTAATCAAGATGTGCAATCGGCAGGTAAAAAGATTGCAGAACTTGAGAAGAAACTCAACAAAAAACAAACAATCAAAAGAGTAATAGATGAAAAAATTACAGAAGTCCTTGAAAACATTGAAGAAAATAAAGACTCTGAAAGTGTTGACAAGGAGGGTACTGATGTGGTAAAAGATATCTATGAAAAATGATAAATTAATAATAAACAAAAAAGGAAATACATATGGCGATAATTGAAGGCACAGCTTACTGGGCTTCTCTGACACGACCAAACGAAAAGTTTGAACCTATGTGGAGAATTGATTTAGCAGTTGATTCAAAATCTGCAGAGGACTTTAAAGGTCAAGGGATTTCAGTAGCAGAAACAACTGTTGATGAAAAAACAATACCTAATATAATTAGGTTTAAAAGAAAAGTACAAAAAGCTAATGGTGATAAAAACCAACAACCACAATTAGTGGATGCTGATAAAAAACCTTTAGATAAAATTGTCGGTAATGGCAGTAGAGTTAAAGTAATGTACAAACCTTACGAATGGAACTTCAAAGGAAAGAAGGGTGTAGGGTTAGATTTACAAGCTGTCCAAGTGCTAGACTTAATTGAGTACACACCTAAAGAAGACTTTAGTGTTGAATCAGGAAATACTTCTAATGGAAGTGTTGACAACATTAAAGAATTTTAGTATAGTCAGTCAGTCATAAGAAATTATGGCTGTCATTTTTCTACTCCTAGGACTGTCGGCTTGTAGTTGGTCGGCAGTCCTTTTTTATTTGAAAGGAATTTATGAGGGTGCAAATGAATGAACAAAACAAAAATGGCTTTGTAAAGTATCACTTACCTTGTCCATTATGTAGTAGTAGTGATGCAGTTTCTGTTAATGCTGATAACTCAGCTTACTGTTTCTCATGTCAAGAATACATAAGAGAATATAATTTAGAACAAGAACCTACAATAATTAACAGAGACCATGAGAAAAAAGATTTTGTAGGACAATCAGACTTTGCAGAAATAGTAGATAGAAATATCAAAGCAGATACTTGTAAGAAGTATGGAGTGACTGTTAAGATTGATAGTATGGGTAATATAACTAATCATTATTATCCTTATCATGATAAACAAGGAGCAAAGATAGGAACTAAAACTAGGTTTACTAAACTAAAAGAATTTAGTATACAAGGTAATACAAAATATTCTGGATTGTTTGGTGAACATTTATTTAGTAAAAATAAATATTGTATAATAACTGAAGGAGAACTGGATGCTCTATCAGCTTATCAAATGTTTAAGACAGATAAGTATGAGACACCAGTAGTTAGTATTAAGAATGGTATTACTTCTGCAGTTAAAGATGTTAAGAATAGTTTAGATTGGTTAGAACAATTTGATAATGTAATTGTAAACTTTGACAATGATGAACAAGGAAAAGAGGGAGCATTAAAAGTAGCTGAATTATTTAGCCCAGGAAAATGTAAGATAATGCATTTACCTAATGACTTCAAAGATGCTTCTGATTGTTTAAGTAAAAATAAAATACAAACATATGTTAAAGCTTTCTGGGATGCAAAAGTATTTGCACCAGATGGTATTATAAATGCTAATAGTTTGTTTGATGAGATAACAAAACCTACTATTAAATCATTTGTTCAATATCCATTTGAAGAATTAAATAAAATAACTTATGGTATTAGACCATCAGAGTTAGTCACCTTTACTGCAGGTAGTGGTTTAGGTAAGACTCAAGTTATGCGAGAGATTATACATCATATCATTAAATCAACACAAGATAATATTGGTTTGTTAATGTTAGAAGAGACACCAGTAATAACTTCAAAAGGTTTAATGAGTATTGAAGCTAATCAAAGATTACATTTACCTGATGTACATCTAAGTAAGGAAGAGATGAAAACTTATTTTGATAAGACAGTAGGTACTGGTAGAGTATTTATGTTTGACCATTTTGGTTCTAACTCTATTGACAATATAGTATCAAGGGTTAGATTTTTAGCAAAAGGTTTAGACTGTAAATACATTGTCATAGACCATGTTAGTATTATTGTATCAGACCAAAGTCATGGTGATGAGAGAAGAGCATTAGAT